AATTATCCCGGTAAACTTAACTTATCCTTTCTCAGCTGTCATAGGGACAAAGATAGATTCTAAGAATTTTTCTTCAATGCCTCAAAGATCTTTTGACGCTAGGCTCAAGAGAGTTAAGATTCCTAAAAATTATCACCCTACTGAAAAAGAGGGGGTTAGAAAAGATAAAAGATACTATGACCGCAAATCAGAGTTTGATGCTGCCTCTAATGTAGACAAGCAGATTTATATTGGCGATTGGGACGGGACTTTAGTGGAAGGCTGGACGGATAATCCCGCTTGGATTTTATATGATCTATTGACTAATTCTAGATATGGGTTAGGCCAACATATTAGTTCTGGCGATGTTAACAAGTGGGAGCTGTATAAAATAGGAAGGTTTTGCGACGCTGTTGACGAGAATGGTTTCTTTGAGGGGGTTCCTGACGGAAGAGGAGGTTTAGAGCCAAGATACTCTTGCAACATTGTATTTAAGAGCGATGAGAAAGTTTTTGACTCAATTCAATTAATTTCAAGGTTATTTAGAGGCAACACATTCTTTAGGGCTTCAGAAGTATCTTTCACTGATGATAGAGTGAAACTACCTATAGCATTATTTAATAATAATAATGTCAAAGATGGGGTGTTTAATTATTCTAACTTGAGAAGAGATCAACAATTCAATACTGTCGAAGTTTCTTACCTAGATAGATTTGAGAACTTCACTCCAAAAGTTGAAGTTATTGAGGATGAAGAGGATATCCGAAGTCGAGGTGTTTTCAAGAAAAGGGTAGATGGTACAGGGGTGACATCAAGAGCTATGGCCAGAAGGATTGGCCAACATTTGATTTATAGAACAATTAAAGAGAACCAAAGGATTGCTTTCTCATCCGGTTTAGAAGCCTTACTCTGTCAGCCCGGAGACTTAATTATCGTAGATGATGATTTAAAAAACAAAAAATCTAATTTTGGTAAGATTCTCGACGTCGATGTAGAGAAAGAGTATATACAACTTAGCGGCCCTTATGACGCTAACTCTATGACGGGCCAACTTACGGTATACAATCCCACCGGAGAAAATTCAATCGGAAGCCTTTATGGTGATGCTATAATTAAGAGGCAAAGAGCTGAGATGTTTGAAATAACAGGTGCAGCTTTTGAATTCCAATTTAATACATATAAGGGAAGGTATGTATTCTCTGGTTATAGGGATGGGTTCCTCTCCTCGGATCACTCTAACAGTACTTACACTCAATACGGAGTCTATACAGGTGAATTCAACAATACAACATCCCGATTACTATATTACAATACAGATCACACAGGTTGGGTTTTTGCGACTAGCTTTAGTGAGAGTGATGCGCGATATATTAACGTAGGGACAGGTGTACACACTTTAGTTGACCTTAACAAGGGGAGTATAGCAGCCTTTGATGCTTCTACCACTAATAGAAGGAGTTCGACCACTTATCCATTTTCTAATTATATTAGTGGAGATATAAGCGCCTTATCAAATCAAGGTGTTTTAGAATCAGAAATATCTCTCAATTCGCCATCTCAAATAGTTACCTTAAACATAACTGGTTCTGTAGGTAATATGAGTTACGGATCTTTTGTCAGTGGAGTTGATTCTTCAGAATACCTTCCCTTTATTAAACTTGGTAGCCCATATAGATTTGAGCTTAAGGATACTAATGATATTATTTACAAGATTGATTCGATAAAAGAGAATTCTCCTAATGAGTATTTAGTTTCTGCATCAAAATTTGAGACCGGGAAGTTTAATTTGATAGAACAAAATATTTCTATTGAGACTAAAGAGAACACATATGATTATAATGTGGCTACAGAGATAGGTGATAAGAACTATTTGGTTTTAAGCTCTCCTCAGAATCTCGCTTTAAGTACTGGCGACTCTATTGGGCCTTCGACATTCTATATCAGTGGTAACTGGGACGATGTAACAAATGCTAACAGTTATGAAGCTACGCTTAACATGCCTAGCTCCAGATCAATAACAACAGGAATAAGTAACAGTTCAGTAAAATTTGACAATTTAAACACTGTTGGAGCTTACGCTCTAAGTGTAAAAGCTGTTGGAGACTCCTCGTCTTCGAACATTTATTTAGATTCTGATCTTTCTTCTAATAGAATATTTGTACTGTATGAAGACCTTGAAGAGTTCGACAGACCATTTATAAATTCAATAACATTCAATTGATATGCCAATTACCTTAAGAGAATTTGAAACTACACAGCCAAATATTGACTTTACAGATTTATCGTCAACGATAACTGTTAGTGGTGTTAGGTTATTTAAGGATGTTACTATAAACGGTTTAATTACCGATAATATAAGTGGTGATGTATCTAACGGTGCAAGTTTTTTAGAGAACCCTTATACTAGTAAAGTTAGTGTAGATATTCTCAATCAAGATGGGTCTGTAGCTTATCAGAACTTTTTACAAGACTATAAATCCACAAACTTCACATTCACTGAATATGATAATGTTAATGTTTTTGGTGAATATGAAAAAGATTTCGGAGTCAGGATTAAAGTCGTAGGAAGAGATGATCTAGAACAGACTACAGAGCTTTTCTTGTATGGAAACCACCCTTTGATTAGCGGTATCAAGATCCATGATGCTAGTGGAATTGACAGCTTTAACGCTTCTAAAGCGTCTCCGGTTCAGGTTTCATCAGATGAACAAACAGGGAATTTATCCGGGTTAATAACTTTTTATAATGACCCTGAATATATATCTTTCAATAGGATAGAGGTATATAGTTCTACAAGTTCTGATGAGTTTATCAATCAGGTAGACCCAAATATTGTTTTATCTCGACCTATAGTTGAGAGTGATTTTCAATATTCATTCAACATTCAAGAGGGTTTAATTTCAGACTCTTCTGAATTTTATTTACATTTTGTAACTTATGGCCAGTTTGGAACTGGTGATATTTGGACCGTCGGCCCTCATAAATTTGAAAACGAACCTGTAGGAAGTAATGAAATAGGCTTGCAGAGTCTCCAGCAAGTAACAGACATAGGAAACTTTACGTCTAATGAAGTTGTTCTGAGAAACAAGTTAAGCATGAGCAGCGAAGGTGCTGAGATTGATTTTCTTGGCGGGGCGGCTAAAATGACTGCTAGTAGTGCGGAAGCGACCTCTGTAGCGGGTTTCAAAATAAGGTCTGATAAATACCAATTTAATGTTGGTTCTGAAGAAAACTCTAACGAAGTTAACTCTTTTGCTTCTGTAGCTTTAGCTGGAACTAAAAACAAGATATTTGGTGATTTCGATGGTATTGTCGTTGGAACAAAAAATATAATCTCAGGTCAAGAAATAGATGGGGCAGCTACAGGGAATGCTGACTACAACTTTATTGGCGCTGGTTCGGGTATAAGTATATTCGAATCAAGTTTTTCTAGTATTGTTGGGGGAGCGGATAATGAAATCAATGAAGATTCTAGGCAAAGTTTTATCGGAGGGGGATCAGGTAATACTTTGGCAGGTTCTCGGAATAGTGTCATAGCTGGTGGAATAAATAACTCCATTCAAAGTTCTGAATCAGTACAGATTTTTGGGTCTTATGTTGTTGATGCTGGCGGTCCTTACGATGGCTATGTTTATCTAGCGGATAATGAGAATAGAACAAAAAATCCTAGTAGGTCAGACGCTTTATTTATTGATTTTATTAATGGAGTCGATATTAAGACGGGTGCGCTCACTGTTGGTGAAGGTATAACAATGAGTGGTGGCCAACCCGTAGCTAGTCAGGATTGGGTTGAGTCTAAGAATTATTTAACAAGCGCGACCGCGATTTCTTTTACGGGGATTAACTCTAGTCACGTTACTGACGCCCTCGGTTATACTCCTGTTGACCCTTCAACAACGGGGGCGTTAGTCAATAACAACGACATCGCTAACTTTATTACGACTTCCAATGAGATTATATCCGTCCTCGGTTATACTCCCGTTGACCCTTCAACAACGGGTGCGTTAGTCAATAACAACGACATCGCTAACTTTATTACGACTTCCAATGAGATTGTAGCCGT